CGAGATTTTCTAGTATTTCAATGCGTTGCTCAAGAGCGTCAACTCGCTTTGAGGGAACCATGTCACCTTGTTTTAGTAAATACATCAGACGATCCATTTCGGTAGTTTGTTAATAGAAGAACCCCACGAAGAACCTTCATCAAGTCCTATCGCTAGGTAGCGGAAAGCATCGGAGCCATGACTAGACCAATCGTGTAAAGGTCTATCAAAAAAAACTTTACGTTTTTCATCATAGTCTCGGCGGTAATTTCTAAGGCAATCCAATCCCTGCTTAACTCTTGGAATGTTAAACCAGCATCTGGGGAGCAATCTTCTAACAGCCTGGATACCATCATCAACAGACATTCTTGGAGCTATCCTGATGTTAAGCCCTGCCTCTTGCAGCACTTCTAATCGGCTTCTTCCAGAGCCTAATTCCCTGACCTGAACGTCATGTGGAAGAATCTGCTCTGCCTTATCCCATCCGTTATCCCGTAGCCAACTTACATACTTATCTAGTCCAACTCCATTGTTTTCATAGTAGTCTATAAGTCTTATTTCAGAGCCTGCTATCTGAACAACCCAAATAGCTGTTGAGTCTCCCATACCCAAATCCCAAGCGCATTTTGTTTGACAAAGATCATCTCTAGGTATTTCTTGAAAACGATTCTTTGACTCAAGATCGTTAAGTATTTGACCATAATATGAACCTTCAACAGCAGCATTAAATGAACACTCAAACTCTTGAAGATATTTGTCTTCACCCATTTCTGACCTTGCAGCCTTTAATTCTGACTCTGCAATTACATTTGTCTGACTTGCCTTAAACTCAAGCAAACCCCAACCGTCTTCTGTTTCTGCCCTGTCTCTCAAGTCTTTGAAGTGATTGTGACCTTTTGGTGTTCCAATAAATAAACACCATCCTAAACGGTCAGATAAAGCAGGACGAATGATGTCAGTCCAAATGACTGGATTTTGATCTCCAACCTCATCAATTACAGCACCATCAAAATACTGACCACGCAAAGAATCTGGGTTATCTGACCCGTATAGTTGAATTCTTCTTCCCCAGAAATCAATTCTCAATTCAGCAATGTTAGGTGTTGCTCCAAGTGGTAGCGTGTATTTAAGAAGATAATCCCAAGCGACTCGTTTGGCTTGTCCATAAGTTGGCGCAATGTAAGCATAACGAGGGTTTTCTTGCTGGTTAAGTATTGCCTGCTTGATGATGTGATTCAGGGCAGCAACAGTTTTACCAAAACGGCGATGAGCAACAACCACCGAAAATCGTTGTTTTTCAAGTAATTCATGCACCTTTAACTGATGCTGCCTTGGTGCATAAGGTATTGTTATTGTGCCCATTGAACCTTAACAGGACTACCATCAGGACCACTTATTTCGTGTGTGTGTGTCTCTTTCCATCGTGCCCTGGTCTTTAGCCAGAAAATAGCCGCTGCCGTGTTTCCGTTCTTTGCCTGTTGAAACAGAGTCTGAGCAATGCTTGCGTTAGCGTCAATCCTTCCAAACTCCAAATCTTCTTTATAGTAAAGAACGAGCGTATCAGCACTGATTCCTAATTTTGAAGCAATGTCTTCGTGAGTAATGCCAACAGCAGAAAGAGTCCTAGCGATCTTCTTGTTTTCATCTGTTACGACATGGCGTGGTCGCCCCATTTTCTTTTCAGACATTTTCTAACTCCGAATTAGTTAACAACTCTGCTTTCTTTCCGGTGAAATCTTCCCAACGCTTAACAATCACATCGCAATATTTTGGGTCAAGTTCCATCAATCTTGCGTGTCTGCCTATCTTTTCACAGGCAATCAATGTGCTTCCAGACCCACCAAACAAATCCAATATTGCATCACCACCCTTGCTGGAATTGTTAATTGCCTTTTCAACCAAACCAACAGGTTTGGGGGTGGTATGTCCAACCACTTTTTCTTTGTCAAATCGCCATACCGATGTTTGCTTTCGATCAGAATACCAACTATGTTTGCCGTTATCCATCCACCCATATAGACAGGGTTCATGTTGGCTTTGATAATCAGTTTGGCTCAATGTTAAGCTATTTTTTGCCCAAATAATCATGGAACTAAAATGGAAAAACTCTCTGAAAACCTTATGAAATACATCGGCGCATCGATCTGAATGAAAACAATAGATAGATGCACCAGATTTTGATGCAACCAAATAATTTCCAAAAGCAGCCCTTAAAAGGTCTTCCAATCCATCTCTTGAATCATTGTTGATACCCTTATAGTCCACGCCATAAGGTGGGTCTGTAAATACCATGTCGGCTTTTTGCCCATCCATTAACTTATCCACAGCATCAATACTTGTGCTGTCGCCACACATCAATCGATGGTTGCCTAGCTTATAAATGTCGCCCAGTTTGGTTTTAGGCTCCTCCGGTGTCTCCGGTACAGCATCCTCATCTGTTAAGCCTTCTACAACTTCAGGCTCTAATAAAGCGTCAATTTCTTTAGGATCAAATCCCAATATATCTAAAGCAAAACCATCGGCTAACAAATCGTTGAGTTCAATTGTCAGCATTTCATTGTCCCAACCAGCGTTCAGCGCCAGGCGGTTGTCGGCAATGATGTAAGCCTTCTTTTGGGTTTCAGTTAAGCCTGTTAACTCAATTACTGGAACTTGAGTGTGTCCTAACTTACGAGCCGCTGCCAGCCTTCCGTGACCAGCAATGATTCCATTATCCCCATCTACTAAGATCGGGTTAGTCCATCCAAATTCTTTGATTGATGCAGCTATCTGAGCGACTTGTTCGTCAGAATGTGTGCGTGAGTTCCTTGCATAAGGAATCAACGTGGCAATTTCTCGCCACTCTAATTTTCGTTCCACAGCAATTCCTTTCGGCTCGTTGCTTTTGTTAAGATGTTACTATTTTAGCACTACCATTTCGTCGTAGAGCTCCACCAAGCCGCACTCATCTTGCCTTTTGCGATGTTCTCAGCATGTCTAGCTTTGAATGACTTGCGCCTTGCTTTATCGGCTTCGCTTTCACCTTTTGTCGGTGGGCTTCCCTTAACACCTTGCTGACCAAAGCGAATCAATTTCACCTCGTCTCCTGACTTAGCCAATACTGCATGGCTTTTAGTAGGATGATTAGGTGTTCTCTTGGGTTTGTTGTACCCAGAAAATTGTTCACTTCCGCGCTTGATCATGTTCACCTCGGAATGAAAATGTTGTCTGAGATTACCCTCTCGGCGAAATAGTAACCCCAGTCTTGGATCATTATACTAATTTCGGCGTCTGTCATGCCGTTTTTTCCGAGCCTCTTTTGCTCAATGATGATGACGGGTTTACATCTTTGGATGGTTTGATATGCGCCCTTTAGAGCGTTTTCTTCAAAGCCCTCTACATCGAGCTGGATCAGGTCACAATCTATTCCTAGAGAGTCAATAGTGACCATTGGGATGCCTTCTTGGGCTTCCTCAATCTGCATTGCTCCCCAGTTCTCAGCTTCTCCGTTTACTGACCGACAATAACCCATTCGGTCACTCAGTCCTGCCTTGGTCATGTTGACGTTTGGCTCGTTTACGTTTCTTATCAGACATTCCCAATTTAAATCGTTGGGTTCAAATGTGTAAACTTTATTGAATAAGGCAGCATAAGCACGAATCCATACCCCACAGTTCGCACCTGCCTGGATGATTGTTCCACGCTTGGGAACCCACTTTAAAAGCTCAGGAAGCGCTTGAATCTCACGGGGAATCCATTTCCACGCCTCTACATCGTCTTTGACCCACCACCATCCGTCTCTCAGTTCAATCAATTCCGTCATATCCACGTGTTGACCCCCAGAATTGTGTGGCGAAACAGTGTCCATTGCCTTTATAAATCTTTCCTGAGAAGTGGTGTTTCGTGAAATAGTGCGTAGGATAAACAGTTAAGTCATATCCCGTTTCCCTAAAGACTTCCGTGATGTGTGCGGGTCCGGTTGTCTCCCAAGCCCGTTTATCAATCACTGATGCTTTCTTTTGGAGTCGATTGATACACTCCCCAAAGAATGGATTTCCTTTTTCCGATCCCATTACAGATACGTTAATCAACCCAGGACGCATGATTTCTTGCTCCCAATGGGCAAATGCAGAGGGTTTGAGTAACCAGTCCTCTAAGGGGTTGAGACAGACAGAATCAGCGTCTAGTGTGATTCCACCCTCGTTATAGAGGATTTCATATCTCATCATGTCTGCTACCCCACAAAGTTCGTGAGACAGCATTGATTGCATATGAGTGGCGTTAAACCAAGGCTGTTTTAGTTCCTCGTTACCCCAAATCTTGATTTCGTAATCAGGATTTAAGTCTCGCCATGTCTGGATACATTTATCAGGTCGTTTGGACTCGTCTCCTATCCAAACAAAGTGTAGTTTTTTTGGTATCACTTCTTTTTCATAACCTTACGGG